GTTCATCATAGGAAACAATCGGCATTTTTGTGATGCCTTTTTTCCTGGCTCTAACGTGGTCTTGATACCTAATCATATGTGGAATCCAGTTACTGAAGCACAAATGACTTCGGTAAAAGTCAAATTCACCAAACGTACTAAGCGCAATCTTGGGAATCAGTGGATGAGCATCATCTCACGGGCACATTCTGTTAGAATACCTTCGACAGATCTCTCCCTGGTGTATGTTCCCAATGCTGGTGATTGGTCCAACTTATCTGAGTATTTACCTTTAGACGGCATACCCAATTCACCCGCACGCATGTACTATCGTGATGCGGATGGAGATGCTATTGAGTACAAATTATCGGCTGTTAGGATAGCCGAGATTGATGCTCAAGGTGCTGGTACGTATAAAGGAGCTACTTATTCACTGCCTATCAACACTTTCAAAGGCATGTGTATGGCTACTGTACTCAGTGATAACGCTAAACCACAAATCCTTGGTTTCCATTTGGCCGGAGCTACGGGGACAAATCGTGGTGGCCTTGGCATTTTGACACAATCTCAGTACAAGGATGCTTGGAAGACCCTCAGTGAACAAACGGGGGTACTTTTATCGAAGAGTTTGACTCCTTTCAGTGTGGAACAATTCGATGTCCAATTCTTTACTGGCACGAACATACACGAGCGCAGTCCCTTTCGCTTTTTGACAAAGGAAAATGAGACTGGACCCCATTTTCGCCCTCTAGGCACTGTGATTGGGGCATCATCTCCACGCACAGAAGTGTTAACATCGCCCCTGTCGGAGCATATTACTGATGTGTGTGGGATACCTCAGAAATGGGGTCCACCGCAATTCAATAAAGGTTTCAAGTGGACTGCTGCTTTGCAGGTATCGTCTCATGCAAGCATAGGTTTTGATGCAGCTGCTGTCATGTATGCTGTTAATTCGTATTGGACAAGATTAATGTCAAATCAATTATTCAAAAATTATGTGAAAGAGGCGAAACCATTATCTCAGATAGATACGATTAGTGGCCAGGATGGCGTGAAATACATAGACGCCATTAAATCTAAGACCGCTATCGGATTTCCTTTGACAGGGCCGAAATCAAATGTCATGTTTGATGCGGTTTCTGAGAAGCACCGTTGCCCTAAGGATATTGAACCACGCTTCTGGGATGAATTAGAAAAACTACGTGAGGCTTATCGCAAGGGTGAACGGACAACACAGATCTTTAAAGCATGTTTCAAG